TGCTTCGTAACTTGTCACCGGGTCATCTTTGCGAACTCGCGGAAACAAGTTCAAAGGGTGACCGCCAAAAATATCTGATAGTTTCATGATTCGTCCTTAATTTAATGGGGTACTCGCTGCGTCTGTGGCTGTCATAGAGGACAGCGCCTCATTTCCTATTCACAGCATCCGCTTTTCCCCGAATTAGTGGCAGACATTGACCTATGCGGACGGCCTGCCAGCGCCCGACTTTCTGGAAGGATCCCAGTTAGGCCATTAAAAAGAAATGTCTTCGTCTTTTGGTTCTTTTTGACGGGGATCGTTGATGTATGCCCATCCAGACCAAGCGCCTTCCATCATTGGGATGACGTCAATTTTAAGCATTTCACCGTTCTTTGTGTCAATAATAGACCCAATTCGTGTATATCGGTTTTTTTCTTTGCCTGTAGCGTCAGTGTATTTGCCTGTGATAACGCTAAGTTCTTTAAGTACTGTGGCCATTTTTTCTTTCGTTTAGGTTCTTGATTTTTGTTTCTAGCTCATCTAAAAACTCTTGGATTTCGTACTCCAGCATTTTTACATAAATAGCGTCGAATTCAACTCGTTTAATGAATAACTGGAGTCCTTCAGGCATTCTAGGGTCAAAACTAACAAAATCGCACCAATCTCTTTCTGTACACGCCATTTGCCATTGCATCTGGGTAATGTACTTGCCAGGCACTTTGTTGCTCAAAATTGTTTCAATATGTGTGTTTGTCTGGGGCGCCTTAATCTCAATCAGACCGTTGTAGTCCACAAGGCCATCAGGGGACGCTCCAGCCTCTGAAATGCGTGGGTGAATGACAAAACCTGTCTCAGCCACCAAAACGTCTTTAATCGCTTCGTATGCAGCCCTGGCTAAAGGTTCTTGGTCTGTGCCCCATTGCATTGCAGCATTCGTAAATCCTTCGGCCTGCACTCCTGTCATGCGTTCGCAAACAAGTTGGGCCATGTAGTTGTCACGCGATGCCGAATAACCCGTCTTTGTTTTGGCAATAACGTCAGCTACCTTAGAGGCGGTTACTTTGCCCAATCGAGCAGCAAACCATTCTGGTGATCTTTGTTCCATTACAGTTTTCCTTTCATTTTGTCTTTAATGGCGATAACTCGCTTCTGCCAAATTGGTTCACCATTAGCGTAGGCATAAGCCCCAACGTAAGCCTTCTTTAAGTCTTCTTCAGTAGTGGTGGCCTCAATTGCCGCCAATAAGTCAGCCATTTTGGATTCGTCAACTTCAGACTTCTTAATCTCTGTCTTGCGGCTGGCGGCGTTGCCATCATCATCTTCAGGTGCAATACCGCAAGCAGCCATCAATGAATAGCGCCGAGCGTAGGTCAAAGCAGATCCGTATCCTTGCGGGTCGTGTTTAACAGCGGGAACGTGAAGTTTTCCGCAACTGAGCATTTCGCCAGATTCGTGGATGAATACTGTTTCCACCACAACACCAGTGTCAGATTCTGAGCATTGCTGAATCATGGCTATACCGTTGCGGTTTAAACCGTCCATAACGGCTTCTACGCAAGCGGACAGGTCAGCGTAACGTGAACGAAAATGCGGGTTTGTGGCGGTCTTTAAAGCAGGCCCAAAGGCCATTTGTGCTTTGACAAGTGCAGAGGCTAAGTTTTTCATAATTCGTCTTTCTTTACGATCTTAATTGCAAGGATGTGTTTGTCGCCAAGATTGCGGACTGACCGAACCCAAGCGCGGATGTTATGGCGCTGAGTTGTAACTGGTGTCATGTCGTTACACCAGAGTTCACGGGCGCGTTTAAGAATGATTGTGTTCATGCCTCCCTCGCTTTCATCATGGCGTCTGCGTACTGGTACGCCTTGCCGCCTACAAATTCAAGCGTGGTTGTAAAACGATTGTCAGCGCGACAAATGATGGCTTCCATCGCCTTAGCCGCAAAGTAATCGCGCAGGGTCATGCCAAAATGGTTTTTTGATCCCTGCGTTGTACGTTCTTCGTACGGAAATGCTGGTGGGTTGTTCATGTTTAGCCCCGCCATGCCAAAAGAATGGCAAACACTGCGCCAATTGCGATAGCGGCTAAACAATCAAGGATTTGTTCTTTCATAATTTGTCTTTCTGGGGGCTGAAGCCCCGTTTAATTAAGAATAAGAGAGTTGCTGAAACTCAAAACTATCAGCAAGTTCAGGAGCGCAAGACTTGCGAATGTTGATAGAGGCGCAAGCAAAGCCATAACGCTCTGCAAAATATTGTTTGCCATCTGGCGTGTTGGCAACCACTGTAATTTCAGTGGAAGAAAAATCGGAAGGAAGAAAACTAAAATCTGTCATTTCTGACTCCTAAAAGACCCTGCGAAATTGCGTTGGGCATGGGTAAAGTATAACCCAACTTATAGTCTTGTGCAATTTATTTTGTAGGGACAAACCCTAAGTTGTATGAATACAACATAAGTCAGGTTATACTTGTCTCATGGAAAAATCTACCGCCATCAGTCTTGCAGGGTCACAAACCAAGTTAGCCGCCATTCTTGGCATCAGCCAGGCAGCAATTGCACAATGGGGCAATAACGTTCCCGTTATGCGTATCTATCAACTCAAAACACTCAAACCCAAATGGTTCAAACTAGAGAAAACATCTTTGCCGCCCTTGCCCACGGCCCCAGAACAACAGCACAATTGATGGAAGAATTAGGCATATCAAAAAGCGCCGCCAACTACTACAGGCGACAGCTAGAAAAAGATGGATTGATAGAGGAAAAAGGCACTAAGGCACTTGATCGTGGATTTGGCTGCGAAACCATCTGGGGTCTGGTTGTGGCTAAGAAGGCTATCAATGCTTTTGACTGGCGCAATTGGGAAACTCAATGCCACCAGAGCGCTAGAGAAATTGCGTTCAACAACAGAAATCACGTTCCGAAAACAGATGGACGAATTATTGTTTACAGTAAAGCGTGATATGATATTTTGAAACCAGCTAGGTACGAAGTCATGAGCGTACCGAAAAGCGTACCTCCCGCCTGCTGTTGTTTCTTTTCTGGAGGTTTGCGAGGATGCTTTGATGCACTATTACCAGTTTCACATAGGTGACTATATTAGTCACACGCGCCATCTTTCTTTGATGGAAGACCTAGCCTACCGAAGGCTTTTGGACTTTTATTTCTTGCACGAAAACCCAATAAAACATAGAGACATTGCCCGCCAAATAGGTATGCGTGAGCATGAGGAAGATGTAATAACCGTCCTGAACGAATTTTTTATTTCTTCAGCAGATGGATTTGTAAACCCAAGGGCTGATAAGGAAATCAAGCAATACAAAGAGTTTTCAGAGGCTGGAAAACGTGGGGCGGCTAAGAGGTGGGGAACACCCCCTGATGGGGAGGCTAATAGCCCCCCTAATGCTACCCCAATAGCAACCAATAACCAAGAACCAATAACCAATAACCAAGTAAATACCAATATATGTCCACCTGACGGTGAACCCGCCGACAAAAAGTTGCCAAGTTGCCAACACGAAGCAGTCATTGAGCTTTATCACAAGCACCTTCCAACACTACGCAGGGTAGAAGTTTGGAATGACGCGAGGAAAGGTTATCTCAGGCAGAGATGGCGCGAAGTTGCTGAAGAGCTATCCAAGGAAAAGGAAATTTTGCCGGCTGACATTCTTGGCTGGTTTGCTGATTTCTTCCAACACATAGCATCATCTAAGTTTTTGACAGGCAGAGTGAACAGCAAAGATGGTCGGGCTTTTTTAGCAGACCTTGAATGGATTTTGAAACCTAGCAATTTTGCAAAAATCGTAGAGGGAAAATATCATGGCGCTAACTAATTTCCGCAGCAATCAACCGGAACCGACTTTTGATTCAAACCTTTGTTCAGTGCCTGGCTGCTCAAACTGGTGGGCAGTCAAAATTGACAAACCTATGTGCAGCCATCATCAATGGGCAAATACTGAAAAGCCAAAAAAAGCACCAATCTTGGCAAACTATCCTAAAAAAGTTAAGACTGTTTCAACTTGGTATGACGAGGTGGAATTTTGACTTATGAACAAGCCCAAAGAATCCTTGACCGCGCTACCGAAGGTTGGGAATTTAGCGAATTTGTCATCCTCAGAGCGCTTGAGCTTACGGGAGACTATGAACCAAATGGAAGCAGCGGAATGGATCAAGCGATTCAGCCAGAAACTGAAAAAAGATGGGAAGACCGCAGCGTGGAACTGGTGGCAAACCACGTTAGAAGACATCGCCAAGCGTAGAGGCCAGCAAGCCGCAAACGAATTAAGAGATCGAATGAACACCCAGAAAGGCCAATTATGAGATATGCCGCCCGTGTTGATGCTAACCAGGCACAAATCGTTTCCGCACTACGCGCTGCTGGCGCTTACGTTTGGATTATTGGCCTGCCAGTTGACCTTTTGGTTGGCTACAAGAACCACACATGGTTAATGGAAGTCAAAGATGGGCCTAGAAAGCGTTTAACGGCCCTACAAGAAGACTTTTTTAAGAATTGGTGCGGAGGTACGTTGTGCCGCATTGACGGCCCTGAAGCGGCTTTAAGAATGATTGGGGTTGTTGAATGATTTTTCACCTACAAAACCCTGAACAAGCCAGCGCAGTTATGGCAAAGATCTGGCCTAAAGTCAAAGACACTTTGAAAACCGGAAAAGCCTTGCGGATGGAGATTAAAGCGGAATCCCGTAGTGACGAGCAGAACGCAAAGTATCACGCCATGTTGTCAGAGATTGCTGTCCAAGCGCAACACTTGGGTGCTAAATGGGACGCGGAATCTTGGAAACGGTTTCTTGTCTATGAATTTTGCAAACAACTAGGCCTGCCGCAGGGTCAGATTGTGCCCTCGCTTGATGGCAGTGGCATTGTACAACTTGGCTTGCAAACACGCGATTTTTCTAAAGAGCGAGCCGCAGAGTTCATAGAGTTCCTTGAGGCATGGGCAGCAGACAAAGAAATTATTTTCAAAAATGTTGCACAAGGCCTATAAGTCTGCTTATAATTCAACCATGCCCATTTGGGTCTTTTTGGAGAAATCATGATCTTTAACGCGCAACTTGAACAAAAAATCGTATCAGTGCATTGGCTGTACGAAAAAGATAAAACGGGCATCTACAACTCGTTTGTGGACAAGGTAATTTACGAAGGCGTTGACGTAGCGCCAATCTTGCCAGATGAAGTGTTAGATATGCTGGATTCTGAGGGGCATAGTCGTTTGGAGCGATCCAATGACTAAACTTTTTGCTGCCATAGCTTTTTTTGGCTTAGCCTACTTTATCCCGCCGATCAGCCAAATGATTGAACTACACCCCGAATGTTCAGTGGCTACTTTTAGCCCTGATCTGACGCAAAAACAAAAGGCGTTTTGCCGTGAATGGAACAAGAAATGACTGATGAAATTTATACAGCCAAAAATGAATACACATTTGAACCACCTCAGCCTGTTGATTGGTGGGTGTTGTATCCGCAAGGGCCTACAGTGACACTGTTTGCAATGCAATACAAACCCACTGATGAGCAGATCAAAAACACTGAGCAGCTACTTGGCTGGGGATGGAAGGACGCAGTATGAAACGACAAACAAAACTTGAGATGGCAGTGTCGGCGTTGTGCGCCGTGTGTGCGTCATTAATTATTTGGAGGTTTTATGACTGGCTGGCGTAAACGACAAATTCTTGATATGGCTGAAAAATCAAGCCCTAGTAAACAAGATTGGTGGAAAGATGATGACGCTCTTGAAGCCTTTGCCGCACTGGTGCGTGAAGATACCTTGGCACAGCCAGCACCTGTGCAGGAGCCTGTGGCTGAATTTAAGAAATCAGACCTTGTTAATTATCCACTCTTGACATGGAAAGAAGATTATGTCGCAAAGTTTGGAGACAAACTTTACACCACCCCACCCGCACAGCCAGCACCTGTGCAAAAAAAATCTCAGCAATTCACTTCAGAAATGAATTACTCAAATAATTTCAAACAGAGTGAGCGCAACTTTTGCCCCCGATGCGGTAAACGGGCAGGCGACTACATCCACACTTGTACACCACCACAGGAGCAAAAATGAAAACTTATGAAGACGATGAGTTTGAACGCATTGAGCGTGAAATGAAATGGCGAAAGATACCAGATGATCTACCGAAAGCCATACCCTTTATTACCGAAGAAGAATGGCAAGCCCTGAATGAAATTTCCGAAGCATGACTATGTGCGGTCGCCCACATTGCTGCGTAACGCAAGGGAGATACCTTGCCAGCATTGTGGGGCAGATGATGGCACTGTCGTAGCTGCACACGCCAATTGGGGAGGTGGGCGCGGCAGATCAATTAAGGCTGACGATAACTTGATAGCTAGTCTTTGTTTTGCTTGCCATGCCGAACTAGATCAGGGCAAGAATTTGTCAAAAGAAGATCGCCAGGCTTTGTGGACTGCTGCGCACATAAAGACTATTCAAAAACTCACAAGTCTAGGGTTATGGCCCGAAAAGATTCCAATTCCGTTATACTAAAATTGCAGTTGCTTTATGGTGGGTTTGTATTAAAATGCAATCTCACCACTTTTTTTAGGAAAAAGCATGGATAAATACGCTGGCTATGTCTCAAACTTTGTCCTTGCATTACTGCATTGCGGCACAAACGCCCATTTGATGCACTGGACAACCAACAGTTTCAGCAAACACATGGCTCTTGGCACGTTTTATGACCTAATCGTAGAACAAACAGACGCCTATGCAGAAGCCTACATGGGGAAATACGGGCAGCTAAAGAAGTTCCCCAATGAGTACCACCCACCAAACAATGACCCCATCAAATACTTTGAAGTGCTTTCCAAGTTTGTAATGGACATTCGAAAAGAATTACCTCAAGACTCAGAACTGAATCAACTTGTGGATAACATCCAAGAGAATATTGATTCAACATTGTATAAACTAAAGTATTTGGATTAAGCCATGCCAAGCCATTCACCCGCACAAGCAAGAATGATGGCAGCAGCCGCACATGACCCGAAATTTGCAAAAAAAGTAGGAGTACCCGTAAGCGTAGCCAAAGACTACAATGAAGCTGATAAAGGTAAACGCCTAGCTGAAGCAATGAAGGCAATGGCTAAAAAGAAAAATGAGGGCGGTTAAACAGGCAATTGAGGATGTCAAGTGTGTAATTTTCCTGTTTTCTCGCACACGTAATCAAAGACCAAATCAACGCCCTCACCCAAAAAGGCAATGAGATAAATGCAAATAACACAACGCAAGATAGAAGATTTAATCCCTTACGTTAACAACAGCCGCACCCACAGCGATGAGCAAGTGGCACAAATAGCGGCAAGCATTAAAGAGTTTGGTTGGACTAACCCAATCCTAGTAGACGGGTCAAACGGCATCATTGCGGGGCATGGACGGGTCATGGCAGCCCGTAAGCTCAAATACACGGAAGTGCCAACGATTGAGTTAAAAGACCTGACCGAAACCCAACGCAAGGCTTACATCATTGCCGACAACCGCCTGGCGCTTAACGCTGGGTGGGACAATGAGATGCTCACTATTGAGTTAAACGACCTGTTAGCTGACAACTTTGCTTTGGACATATTAGGTTTTGACCCAAAAGAGTTAGCTGCTTTGCTTGAGCCAGAGGTTGTGGAAGGGATGACAGATGAAGATGCTGTTCCTGACATTCCTGATGAGCCTAAGACCAAACTTGGTGACATTTACCAGTTAGGCAACCATCGTTTGATGTGCGGAGACTCCACAAGCATCGATGCTGTGGATAAGTTGATGCCTGAGACAGCAAACATGATTTTTACTGATCCACCTTATTTGATGGACTTTACTGGTGGTATCCACGCAGATGGTTCTAAATCATTTAATGCTAAACATGGCGGGATTAAAAACGACAAAATGTCTGACAAAGAAGGTGATGACTTTTTGGACGCTATTAACAGCATCATTACATCTAAAGTAGATGGTGCTTTTTACATAACATTTTATCGTTTGGGAATAAACAAATATTTTGCTAGTATGGAAAGAACAGGACTTAAATGCCGTTCTTTGGTTATCTGGGATAAGGGAAATCATACTTTAAGCAATAGCGATTACATGAGTATGTATGAACCTATGTTTTATGGATGGGTCAACAACCATAAATTTTATGGCGGCAAAAACGGTATGGATATATGGAGAATCAAGCGAACAGCCAAAAATGATCTTCATCCAACAATGAAACCTGTTGAATTAGTTGAAAAAGCTGTATTAGACGGTAGTGCCGTAAATGGGGTCGTATTAGACTTATTCGGCGGTAGCGGTACAACAATCATTGCTTGCGAAAAACATAATAGACACGGACGAATTATGGAACTAGACCCAAAGTATTGCGATGTCATAGTAAAGCGGTGGGAAGACTTCACAGGCAAAAAGGCTATGTTAGTGACTGCTAACGAAGAACTTTCGGAGATATAAATGCAACAAGGCAAAAAATATACTCCTACTGACGAGAATAAGAAGCTCGTAAAGACACTGGCGGCGGTTGGCATTACCTTTGAGGACATAGCAACTAAGCTGGATATTAGTTCTGACACGCTAGTTAAATACTACAAAAAAGAACTTGATGACGGTCGCATTGATGCCAACGCAAGCATTGGGCAAACTTTGTTTCAGCAGGCAAAGAACGGAAACACTGCCGCGGCTATCTTTTGGCTGAAGACCAGGGCTAGATGGAAAGAAACCCAGGCGGTTGAGCATAGTGGCCCTGACGGGTCTGAAATCGTTATCAGATGGCAAACGGAGTCATAGAATTACCCTACAGCCCTAGAAAGCAATTTAGGGAGTTTCACGGTAGAACCGCAAGGTGGGCTTGTTTGGTTGCTCACCGCAGGGCAGGCAAGACCGTAGCCGCTATCAATGACCTTATCAGGGCGGCAATTACTTGCAAAAGCCCGATGCCGTTGTTTGGGTACGTTGCGCCGTACAGGAGCCAGGCTAAGAGCGTAGCGTGGGACTACCTTAAATACTTTGCTCGACCCATTACTAAGTCAAGTAACGAGGGTGATTTAATTATTGAGTTGCTGAATGGCGCAAAGATTAGGCTGTTTGGGGCTGACAATGCAGATGCAATGCGCGGGCTAGGTTTTGATGGCCTTTACCTTGACGAATACGGCGACTTTAAGCCTAGTGTGTGGGGCAACGTAATCAGGCCAGCATTGTCAGATAAGCAGGGTTGGTGCGTGTTTGGTGGCACACCCAAAGGTAAGAATCAGTTTTGGAACATCTACGAGACAAGCAAGAGGCTGCCTAATGAGTGGTTTAGCCTGTCGCTACCCGCAAGCAAGTCTAAGTTATTGCCTGAATCTGAACTAGAGGCGGCAAAGGCGCAGCTTGCAGAGGATCAGTATCTCCAAGAGTACGAGTGCAGCTTTGAGGCCGCAATCATTGGCGCAATCTGGGGTACAGAGATGCGCAAGGTCAGTGAAGACGGGCGTATTACAAAGGTTGAGAACCAGATTGAGGTTAAGACACATACAGCTTGGGACTTGGGACATACTGATGACACGGCGATTTGGTGGTATCAAGTAATCGCTGGCGAGATACATATTGTTGATTTTTTCGCCCTTTCTGGTGGAACAATTGAAGAATTTGTGGCAAAAATCAAAGAAAAACCCTACAATTACGGAAAACACTACCTGCCGCATGATGCAAGGGCAAGGACTTTGGCAAGCGGTGGTAAGTCAGTAATTGAGCAAATGGCGACACATTTGGGCATTAACAACTTGGCGATTGTGCCGAGTTTGACGGTTCAAGATGGCATCCAGGCGGTGCGAATGGCATTGCCAAGATGTTGGTTTGATGCCGAAAAGTGCGCAGATGGCATTGAGGCATTGAGACAGTATCAGCGTGAGTACGATGAGGACAAGAAGGCTTTTAGGCAAACGCCCAAGCATGATTGGACAAGTCACCCCGCTGATGCAATGAGAATGTTGGCTATTAGTTGGCGGGAAGAACCAAAAGATAAACCGCCAGACCCGAGTAAAGTGTTGATTGTTGGCCCTGAGAACGAAGTCACAATGAACGATATGTGGGCAATCCACAAACAAACCGCAAGGAGCAATCGAATATGAGTGGAATTAATACACCTTACGCATACCAGTACGAACACGTACCATCAAGTCAAACGGCGCAAGTATTGGGCGGCACAGGCGCTGCTGGTGACTACATTCACCGTCTAGCTTGCACAGTCTCAACTGCTGCAACAGGCAATGTCATCATTTTGGATGGTTCTGGTTTTAGTCATACCATATTGCCTGCATCGCCTGGCGGCGGCATTGGTCAGTATGACATTGAATTGAATGCTCGATCCAGAAACGGCGCATGGAAAATCACCACGGGCGCGGGCGTTGAAGTGTTTGCTGTTGGCATTTTCTCGGCTTAATCATGTCTAAAGCAGGACTTTATGCCAATATTTTGGCTAAACAAGAGCGAATCAAAGCGGGTTCAGGCGAAAAGATGAACAAAGTGGGCAGCAAAGATGCCCCTACCGACAAAGATTTTAAGCAAGCCGCTAAAACTGCAAAGCCCAAATGACAGCCGCATGGACTCGCAAAGAAGGAAAGAACCCTGAAGGCGGTCTAAACGCTAAAGGGCGGGCAAGCTATGCGGCAGAGACAGGCGGCAAGCTAAAGCCTCCAGTTAAGTCAGGGGATAACCCAAGGCGGGCATCCTTTCTTGCGCGAATGGGTGCTACTGCTGGCCCAATGGAAAAGAATGGCGAACCCACACGGTTAGCGCTTGCTTTGAAGGCATGGGGCGCATCGTCTAAAGAAGATGCCCAAGCCAAGGCGAAAGCAATTTCTGAAAGAAACAAAAATGGCTGAATTAGTCCCAACTGAAGTTGACAAGTACAACTCCCTAATTGCCACTTATGACAATGAGTTCAAGAAATGGGAAGCGCGTACCAAGAAAATCATTAGGCGCTACAGGGATGACACCCGCAGCGCAAGCGGCAACGA